TCTTGATACAAACGCTTCTGCTTTTGAAAATGTGCAAAAGATACTAACTTCTTGCAGAGGTTCTTTAATTTTTACAAATGGAAAATATAAACTGCTTATAGATACAACTGGAACTGCGGTGCAAACTTTTGACGAAGGCAACATTGTCGGCAACTATGATGTTTCTTTAGGTAATAAAAGTAACAAAGCTAATAGAGTTCGTGCTGGTTTTTTTAATCATCAAAGGGATTTTCAAGGTGATTTTGCAGTTATAGAAAGCGGTACTTTTAGAACTGCTGATAATAACTTAGTTTTAGAAAGGGCAATTGAATTACCTTTTACGACAGACAAAGAAAGAGCAAGAATGATTGCAACTATAAACATGAAGCAATCAAGACAAAGCATGGTTCTTAAATTTACAACAACTATTGTCGGCCTAAGAGCAGAAGTTGGTGATGTAAACTTTGAATAGTAACTCTGGAAAAAGATTCAGAGTGCAATCAATGAATCTTAAAAACAATGATGAAGTCGATATTGTTGCACAAGAATACGATGATGATGTCTATGATTTTGGAACTATATCAGCAGAAGATACAGCACCAAATACTGACTTACCTGATTTATCAACAGTTGGAAAACCAACAAACATAGAAATAAAAGAAGATTTAATTTTTGCTAATGAATCTGTATTTAACAGAATCAACATTTCTTGGACTGCACCAACTTCTACTTTTGTTGATAGTTATGAAATATCTGTTTTTAAATTGAATTATTATGATCAGGTTACAGGTTTCAATAAAGAAAATTACATTTTGAAAGGAGTATCAAATTCAACAGTCTTTACAGTAGATGATTTAGAAAAGGGTCTTTATAAAATAATGATCAGAGCAAAAAACACCAAAGGAGTTTTTTCTAACTTTGCTACTATTAATCAAAAAGTAAAAGGACTTTCTATTTTGCCACCAGTCAATACACCAGCTTTGCAAAGAGTAACTGAATCTTTATTTTCTACTACTGCTGGTTCTGGTGTAAAAGCAAAGGCAGATTTGAATTGGTCAGCAACTACAAATCCAAATTGGGAAAGTTTAGGAATCAACATTGAAAGATACGATGTTGAATTTAAAAAAACTTCAGCTAGTGCATTTGTTCGTGCTGGTGCATCTTTAGGAACGACATTTACTTTTTTTGATATAGAACCAGACCTTTACGAATTTAGAGTCAGGGCAGTCAATACTGCAAAAGTAGCTTCTGAATATTCTTCTTTTACACAAAGAATATATGGACTGACTGCTGATCCAGCAGATGTATCAAACTTAAATCTAAGAGCAGATGGAATTACTGCAACTTTAACTTGGACACCAACTACTGATCTTGATGTCAAAATTGGTGGTACTTTTGAAATCAGACACAATACATTGACATCGGGTGCAGTTTGGCAAAACTCAGTCAAAATAGGTGATTCTGTTTCAGGCATATCTAATGGTGTGCAACTGCCATTATTAACTGGAACTTATTTAATCAAAGCAGTTGATTCAACAGGCAGAAAATCAGTCAATGCTACAACTGTAGTCAATACAGTATCACCTGATTCTTTCCAATTAGAAAACAGACAAACACTAACAGAGAATCCATCTTTCTCAGGAACTAAAACGAATATGATAGTTGCAGATAATATTCTGAAATTTGAAGGTGATACTCTATGGGATTCTGTATCAGGCAATGTAGATGACTTTCCTTTGATAGATGCAATAGGTGGATTAGATGTTTCTGGTTCTTATGAATTTGCAAATGTCATTGATTTGGGTGCGGTTACGAATGCTAGATTAACTTCTTCAATTACTTTTACTGCCGATGATACAACTGACTTCTGGGATGATAGATCAGATAATGTGGATGATTGGTTTGCTATAGATACTAATGATTTTGATGATGTTTTAGCAAATTTACAAATAGCAACAACAAACGATGATCCAGCAAGTGCATCACCTACTTTTACAGCTTTCAAAGATTTTACTATAGGCAACTATAACGCTAGAGGTTTCAAATTTAAACTCAATACATCTAGCGGTGATACTACCCATCAAATAAATATATCTGCTCTATCTGCATCAGCACTAACTTATGCAAAAATTGATACAGATAGAGAAACATCAAGCACTTCAAAATTATCTGTTACTTATAACGATGCTTTTTTATCTATACCAAAAATAGCAGTAACAGCACAGAATATGGCAACAGGTGATTTCTTTATTATTGAAAATATTACTACAACAGGTTTTGAGATAACTTTCAAAAATTCTAGTGGTACAATAGTGGCTAGAACTTTTGATTATTTAGCAAGAGGTTTTTAAATGGCAACACATGATTATGATATAGCTAACCAGTCTGGTGCAAATTTCAGAGCAGACTTAAATAATGTCTTAGATGCTATCGTATCTAACAATTCTAATAGTTCTGATCCATCTACTACATTTGCATATATGTGGTGGGTTGATACAAGCAACAATGTTTTAAAACTAAGAAATTCAGCAAACAATGCTTGGATCACTTTGCCGATGTCAATAACTGCATCAAATACAATAACGCCTACTTTAAATATGGGTACAGGTGCAGAAGAAGATGTAAAAATTGTTTATGATGGTAATGCAAAAGATTTCTACATTGCACTTGATGATTCGGCAGATGTTTTAATTATAGGAGAAGGATCAACTGTAGGAACAAATGCAATTCTCACAATTACTGACGATTCAATCACTATAGGAGATGGTGCAGCAGTTGATACAAAGATTGTTTACAATGGTAATGCACAGGATTACTATGTTGGACTAGATGATTCAGATGACAAATTAAAAATTGGGGTTGGTTCAACAGTCGGTACAACGCCTGCACTATCAGTAGATTCATCACAAAATCTTGAGATAGAAGGAACTTTGAACACATTAGGTTTTAAAGGTCCAAGAGGTAACTTTACTAACAGTATGTTGATTAGTGATGATGCTACTACAGGCACATTAAGTTCGGCTAGTAATAACACAGGATTTGGTCGTTTAGTATTTAATGCCTTAACTTCTGGTACAGGTAATACTGCTGTAGGTGCTGATTGTCTAAGTGTGAACACAACAGGATTAAATAATATTGCAATTGGTCTTGATGCCTTAAAAGCAAATACAATTGGATTCCAAAATACAGTTGTAGGAGTTTTTGCTATGGATGGTTCTGTAGCTGCCAGCAGAAATACAGCACTTGGTTATGCAGCTTTGAGTGGGTTAACAGCAGCCACAGCTACCGATACAGAAAATACAGCAGTCGGTGGCGGTGCATTACAAGTGCTTACTAGCGGAACAGGTAGTACAGCAGTTGGTAGGGATGCTGGGCTATCTGTTTCAACAGGAAATGAAAATACTTTTTTAGGCAGAGGTGCTGGTTCAAGTTTAACTACAGGTAATAATAATACATTTCTTGGTCGTAATTCTGGAACATCAGGAGAAGCATCTGTTACTAATAATAATTGTGTTTATGTCGGAAATAACGCATCAGGTAATAATGGAGCAAGTAATGAAATTGCCATAGGTGATGGAAGAATCGGGTTAGGTTCAAATACTTTTGCTTTTGGTAAAGCAAGTAATGTTGTCTACAATGTTTTTACATCTAATAATTCTTGGACAAGAAGTTCAGACTTACACAAAAAAACTAATATAGAAAATACAGATATTGGTCTGAGTTTTATAAACGAGTTACAACCTGTAACTTTTAATTGGCGACCTAATAATGAGTTTCCTGAACACTTCAAAGATTATTCTGAAACAGACAATCACATGGAAACAGACATCAATCTTTATGGAATGATTGCTCAAGATGTCGAAAAAGCATTAGATAAAGTTGGTCATAAAAACTTTGGTGGTTGGGTAGAAGAAAAAGATGGTTCACAAAGTTTGTCACAAGAAATGTTTGTTTATCCTTTGATAAATGCGGTCAAAGAATTATCAGAAAAATGTGATTCTTTACAAAAAGAAATTAACGAATTAAAAGGTAATTAAATGGAAATGACAGTAGAAAGAGTTTTAGAAATAGCAGATGATTCAGTTACATTAATTAATGATGTAAATACCAATGGAGCATCCTCTGAGTATTTACCATCTGGATTATCGCAAAGCGAGGTGAATGATGTTGTTCAAAGAAATGTAAATCATTTAGAAACTGTTTTAGCTTACGATGGAACTAGCATAACAAAACCAGATGTAGCTGGTAGTTCAGTAGATAAATCATCTTATACTGCTGCGATTACTACAGGTAAAAACTACATAACTGCAAACTCAGGAGAATAATATGTCAGAAGATCGTCAAAAATTAGAAGTAGCAAAAGATGATGGTACAAAAGAAGTTTTTTACAAAGATGAAATGTCTAACGAACAAAGACAAATGCTTGAAGAACTTGCTGAACTAAATGCCAGAGTCAATCAATTGCAACCTTTGGCAACTGAATTTAGAGATAAGATGGAATTAGTAAACATCAAATCAAAAGTATTAGTTGAATCTTTGAAATCAGAAAACATTGATCAACAGGATGGCGAGTAAACCAACAGTTGCTTCTGTTCATACTGATCTGAAATCACATGAAAAAATGTGTGAGGAAAGATGGAAAACGATCTTCAATGAAACTGCTGATCTAAAACATGAAATAAGATCAGTAAATTTACAACTCAAAGCTGGTCTAGGAATCCTTGTTGTTGGCATGGGTTCAATATTATCAGCACAACTTTTTTAATGGATGCCAGAGATAGAACTATCAGATTATTATGTAGAACTCATAGGGTTCTTACTTACATTATTGGTAGGACTAGCAATCAAAGACTGGGCAACTAGCTTAGTCAAAGGCATCAACTTTAAATACAACTCATCCTTAAAAGAAGGCGATAAAGTTATTCTTGATGGCCAACAAGCTATGATCATAAAGATAGGTATGTCACAAACAGTCTTTGGTGTTTACTCACCTGATGGCTGGACATGGCGATATGTACCTAATGAAAGAATCGCAACACTTAAATTAGCTAAAGTTGTTGATTCAGAACTGCATCAAGACACTAAGGAAGAAAAAGCACAAAAAATTAAAGAATTACTAGATGGAGATAAAAATGGCTGATCCTATAACCAACTCAGTTGTCGGCATTGCTGGCAGCGTACTTAATAAGTTTGTTGCAGATAAGAACTTAAAAATGAAACTTGAGCATGAACTCAAGACACAATTGCAAACTGCTAATCTTGCACAAAACGAAACTAACAAAATTCAAGCAGCACATCCTAGTTTATTTATAGCTGGCGCAAGACCAGCAATAATGTGGATATGTGCCATTGGTCTTTTTTGGGAATTCTTTTTGAAACAGGTATTGGCGTGGTCTTTTGGTCTAGCTGGTATGGAAGTTGCTGTTCCAGATATACAGACTGAAGGTCTTATGACTTTGACTTTATCTTTATTAGGCTTATCTGGTATGCGAAGTTTTGAAAAATCTAAAGGTGTAGCCAGAGAGAACCTTACAGAGAAAAATACTAAGGATGTTTACAAATGAGAACTGACGAAGTTGGAGCAACCAACGAATTAAGAACAGAACTCAAAGAAAAGTTAATCAAAGAAGAAGGTCATGAAAAAATGCCTTATGAAGATCATCTTGGTCTTATCACTATCGGTGTGGGAAGATGTTTAGATCGTGTTGGAATATCAGATGCAGAGATTAGTTTTCTTTTAGATAACGATATAGAATCTGTTTTTTTACAACTCACAAATGCAAAACCTGAATGGCAATATTATCCTTTTAATGTTCGCGTCGTATTATGCGATATGGCTTTTAATTTGGGGGTAAAAGGTTTATCTAAGTTTCGTAATATGTGGCGATGTTTAGCAGAAGCAGATTATATCGGTGCAGCAGAAGAACTAATGGATTCTAAGTATGCAGAGCAAGTTCCGAATCGTGCTAAAAGAAATGCTAAGTTGTTGAGGGAAGTTCAAGAATAAAAAAAAGGGAGTGACTAGCACTCCCTAATTTTTAAGAAGAAATTATTTTTCTTCAACTGCAAGATAATCAACATCTTCATAGTCAAAGTTGATTGCATTAGCATTAGACACTTTTTCATAGATATCAGAAACAGTAAATCTTCTACCAATTGCTACATCATTTTCTATATTTTGAAAAGCATCTAAAAGAATTTTTTGTAGCAATTCTTTTTCTTTGGCAGACAAAAAACCAGCTTTGCTTTCTTTGTTTATTAAAGGTAATTTTCTCATTGTTTTCTCCTTAGTTATGTAAGAAATCATTTCCTTACCCTGTTTATCTTAATGATTTTTCAGGTTGTTGCAAGTAAAAGTTATACTTATTTACCCATAACTTTCAAACTTCTCCATAGCTAATCTAGCAGCTTCTTCCTTTGAGTAGCCTTGTTCTAAGAACTCTATAAACCATCGTTCCAAAAGCATATCGTTTATTTCATGACTCATCATGCACCTTTATTGAAAATCGTCTTTGAGTATAAGCATCTTTAGCTGGAATTATTTTAGTCTGTTCTGGTTTAGCTTTGTAATTTATCGTTTTCCAGTTCACTTGATACTTACCCATTCTACCAATTTGAGCAGACTGCATAGCGTTCATCAGCTTAGTCTTATGTTCGTCTATAATCGTTTGTGCTGCCTTGATGGTCTTTTCTTGCAACAAGATATTTTCTATTGAGTTCAAAGCATCGTCAGGCAGATCAACGATTGAACCATCGTCTAGCGGAAAAGCATGATTAGCTTGATTAGTGTTGAAAGGATCGAAGTAGCGACAATCAGCAATCCTAGAATCAAATTCTTTTACTTTGGGTTCAAGTTCTTCTTTCTCCCATTGCTCATCCCTTTGATAAAAGAAGATGCGAAAATCAGTACCATAAGCAATGCAAACTGCACCCCAGTTGTATTGAGTTGTCGCTAGAAGTGCTTTTAATTGCAAAACACCACGATGATTAGCTGGTGGGTTTTCTGGTCTAGCACCAGTAGCCTTGATCTCTAATATGCCTTTGCCTTCTAAGCGTACAGAATC